TTATCTGTCCGTGTTCCTTACGAAGACTTCAAGTATATGTTACAGAAGTTATGGCAATGTCGTAAGAGTGATGAGAAATGTAACGCACTGTATGAGAAGTACAGGCAATTTGATTTTGCTGATAATGATTAAAGAACAAGAGTATATGTCTAGTGATGTGTGGAAAAGAAATATTCCACCAGTTACTAACTACAAACGTGGTAGTGCCTACAATAAATTTGGTATGTGGGTTATGTGGATTTACTATATCATAATACCTATGATGATAGTAAGAATGATATGGGATATAATAAAATGAAAGACACTATTTTATTTGGCGATTGTCGTGAGACCTTAGGTGCTTTCTTACCTAATAGTGCAAGGATGTGTGTAACATCCCCACCTTACTATGGTCTAAGAAACTATGGTGATGAGGAGAATCAAATAGGTCTGGAACAAACTCCAGAAGAATATGTCAATGAAATGGTTAAAGTATTCCGAGAGGTAAAAAATGTGCTCACAAATGATGGAACTTGTTGGGTTAATATTGGCGATAGTTACTATAATTACAGACCTGGGAGAGGACAAGGACTGGCAAAACAAACAGTCTCAAATACTAGACAGGACTTACCAGATGTGTGTCCTCGTAGAGGAAATAGAATCGAAGGAGTTAAAGAAAAAGACCTCATCGGAATCCCCTGGATGTTCGCATTCGCAATGCGAGCCGACGGATGGTATCTAAGGCAGGATATTATATGGCACAAGCCTAATCCAATGCCTGAGAGTGTGAAGGATAGATGTACTAAGGCACACGAATATATTTTTCTATTCAGTAAAGATAAAAAGTATTACTATGATAATGAAGCGATTAAAGAACCAGTAAAGCAAGACTGGGGTACACGTGATAGAACTAATGGTAAGTATCATAATCCTGGTACAGGATTGCAACCTCATTCTGGTTTAACCAAATCATACACTAAGAGGAATAAGCGTAGTGTATGGACAGTAAATAAGAAACCATACAAGGGTGCACACTTCGCTACATATCCAGCAGAGTTAATTGAACCTTGTATTAAAGCAGGATCGGAAGAAGGCGATACCATACTAGATCCTTTTATGGGATCTGGTACCACTGCTATGGTAGCAAAGCAATTGGGTAGATACTATTTGGGTTGCGAACTTCACGAAGACTATGGTGATCTTATAAAAAAACGTGTAGGAAGTACAAGTTCTCTTAGGGAGTTTTATTGATGAAATTTTATTCAGTAGATTGTAATTGGAATGAACTTCTTAAAGAAACTGCTAGAGTTTATAAACTTTGGGAAGGTGTTGTTAAACCTCAAATTCCACCTCATTTAGATTATGATTCTACTCTTTCTAAGAATGCTTATAATCTTATTACTCTTAGCACTCCTTTGCCAGAGTACTATAAGTTTTGGAGACAGGTATATGAAAATCTTAAAGGGGAATTGGGAACACCTATATGGATACACGCTTGGCTTAATGTGCATAGAAAGGAAGAACTTGGTGTTAAGTCTTTAGAATGGCATAATCATTCTTATGCGGATTATCACGGATTCATTCATATTAGTGATAAAGCTAGTACAACTGAATTTAAAAATGGTACTATGATACCAAACAATCAAGGTCAAATGTATTTTGGTGACGCTTCGTTAGATCATCGTGTAGTTAGTGGACAGTTTGATGGTATTCGTGCTAGTATAGCGTATGACCTTTTAATCGATCCTAGACCTGAGCATTTTGGCCAAAACATCTTTGTTCCTATATTATGAAAAAGTTTAAAACACCTCTTAGATATCCAGGTGGTAAGTCACGTGCTACTAAAGTACTGTTAGAGTATATACCTGCGAGTTATGATTATTATGTGGAACCTTTTATAGGTGGTGGTTCTATGGCCATTGCTTTGACTAAGATACGTCCCAATCTTAAGGTAACTATCAATGATCTTTACTTCCCAGTGTATGCATTCTGGACTGCTCTAAGAGATGTTGGTCCTCAGATGCAACAGCACCTGTTTAAAATTAAGACAGACTTATCTGCGTACGATAGCGAAGAAGATATATTGAAAGCACATAAGGATGCATTTGATAAAGCCAAGGAAAGGTTGAAAGGAAGTGAGGACATATATCAAACTGCTATTAATTTTTATATCTGTAATAAATGTTCCTTCTCTGGACTGAGTGAGAACTCTTCTTTCTCTAAGCAAGCATCTCAATCTAACTTCTCTATTAATGGTATAAATAGTCTGCTGTGGTACTCTCAGGCAATTCGGAATTGGAACATCAAGAATGAGGATTATTCTCAGGTAATGAATCCTGATGCGTTTAATTTTCTAGATCCACCTTACAGTATTAAAGATAATCTTTATGGTAGTAAGGGGTCTTTACATAAAACTTTTTCGCATACTAAGTTGGCCTCTCTCTGCGATGCTTTTGAAGGTAATATGATGATTACTTACAATGCATCTAAGGATATAGAAGAATTATATCCTAAGTTTTCTAAGTTGAAGTGGGATCTAACCTACACAATGAGGTCAACACAGTCATATGGTGCCGACCAAGACAAGCGTAAAGAACTTCTATTGGTTAACTATACTATCAACAACAGTACAGGAGATTGGTACAAGTAATGGGAAACATTGTCGCAAGAGCACGTGGTGGACGTGCACAACTCATTGACACTAGTGCAGGAGTCATTCAGACTTTTGGAGTGGATGTTCAAAGTGCCGTATTGCAAGGTGATGAAGTGGTAGTTCAACTTACCTCAGGTAAGACACAGATCTACAGATTCAATGCCTCTGGTCGTACCGTATTTGGACCTGTAAGAACTTTCTAATGACCGAAAAAATAGACACTCAAGGTATGAGTGGCGAAGCAACCGAAGGATGTACAGACAATGTATATCCTAGGGATGAAAATGGTGAGCCAATTTACCCATCATATAGTCCCGAACCATTGACAATAATTGAACCTCAACTTAAAATAGAATTGAAGGCACTTATTAATGAGGTACTTGATGAAAGAACCGAACCCAAAGAATACAAACATCCTTGGTATGAATACTGGGATGGAGTGGTAGGTGAGTAAACTATGGAGGATATGGAAATATGCATTGGGTAGTTTCTCTGACGAAAAGACTAAACCCTACGACAACTACGTTGTTTTGGTACGTTCTATTATTTTCGTATCTTATCTCGTCACTAACTGTTTTATTATTAGCGGAGTAATCCGTCATTGGAATCCAAATGAAACTGAACGACTATCTTTACAGTATCAACCAGTCCAAGAAGGACATCTGGGATGAAGAAGATACGAAGGGATATGTTCCCTTCGTAATCAATAAATGTTTATCAGGCCAGTTAGATTCTGTGCTGCACGCAAATGAAATGAATGCAGCTCATCACTTACCAAAGCGTTTACAGTACGATTACTTTATAAATACCCTCAGACCTAGGAAGAGATTTTCTCCTTGGATGAAGAAGTCTGCACTTGATGATCTTGACGCAGTAAAAACATACTATGGTTATAGTAATGAAAAAGCACGACAAGCATTACAGGTATTGACTACATCACAGTTGAAAGAGATCCGATCCCTTATTGACACTGGTGGCAGTAAATGACCGAAGAATTTGTACAATGGACAGAGCAATCGATGATCGAGGTTGCTCTTAAGGAACCAGATGATTTCCTTAAGGTGAGAGAAACACTAACCAGAATTGGTGTAGCTTCTCGTAAGGAAAAGAAGATATATCAATCTTGTCATATCCTCCACAAACGTGGTAAGTATTACATAGTTCATTTTAAAGAGTTGTTTGCTCTAGATGGTAAGCAAACAAATCTTAGTATTAATGACGTACAACGTCGTAACAGAATTGCATCCCTCTTGTCAGATTGGGGATTATTGAGTATAATATCAGATGATAAAATAGATACTATAGCTCCTCTGAATCAGATTAAGGTTCTTTCCTTTAAAGAAAAAGGAGAATGGATTTTAGAATCTAAGTATAATATCGGTAAGAAGAAAACAGAAACTTAATTATGCTAACACTTGATGCCTTTAAGGGTAGAATAATAACACCTGAAGTTCGGGAGTCTTTATTTGAATTAAATCCTAATAGAAAAGAATATACAGAATACCTTGATCCACAATATAAAGAAACTAAGTATCTTCTTTGCGATGATGTGTTAATGAATCCTTATGATGTTAGGGATTTTTTAATTAATGCTTCTTATTGTACTGGTACTAATGATCTTATACCAACTAAGGTTGGTGCTCCTGGTATACAACAGCCTATTTGCAATGAGTGGTGTAAAGAGTATGTGCAATATCTTAATGGTTTAGTTCAGAAATTTAAGATTACTAGTAAAACAGTAACTTGGTATGACTTCTCTTGCTATTGCAATCTCTTTTGGAAAGGTATGAAGTCTATTAATAGTAACTATTATCCTCACGTTGATCCATCTGATATGGCATTCAATTTATTCTTGTCGGATGATTTGGATGAAAGAGAAGGTACAGCATTCTTTCGTATCAATGTTCAGGGAGAAGAGTTTAATGATAGTAGATTGTATGAAAAAATTGCTCAGTTACATCCTCGTGTTATAACTCAGAGGATGGATCAGGGTAGAGTAGCAACTGGAGAAGTTGATGACTGGCAGTATTTTAAGGGTAATGATTGTTATACCCTATTGGGTGTGATACCTGCTCGCTTCAATTGTGTTAGTGCATATAGAGGATCTATCTTTCATACTGCTTGTTATGATCCTGATTGGTATCCAGAAGGACATCTAAGATATTCTTTAGTTTCTATGTTGTCTATTTCAAATCCTGTAGGTAAACTAGCTGCTCAAGGATTTATGGCGAAGAAACCGTCAGAGGAAGAGTAAAAACCGACTTTGATATTTTTGAATGTTGTGGTTAAATAGTAGTGTCGCCGTAAGGGACACAACTTAACACTCGCTTTTAAAGGAGAACCAAATGGAAATTCAAAGATATCGTGCTGCCGATCTGCCAGAATTAATGGATCGGATCACAAGAAACAGTATTGGGATGGATGATTACCTTGATAAGTTTTTTAATCTACACGAAACTACAAGTAACTATCCTCCTTACAACCTTGTCCAAGTCAACAACGTAGAGTCCAGACTAGAGATAGCACTAGCAGGATTTAAGAACGAAGAAGTAAAAGTATTTTCTGAGTATGGTAAACTCTTTGTGGAGGGTCAGAAGGAAGATAAAGAAACTGACATCAAATACCAACACAAAGGATTGGCTCAGAGATCTTTCAAACGCACTTGGCAACTCTCTGACGATACAGAAGTTGGAGAAGTAAAGTTTGAAG